AGCCGAGCTTCTGTGAATCAGCCGTCGAACTTGCCCCCATCGAGAACAGCGTCGAAAGAACCGAGTAGGTCCATTCAGTCATGGTTACCGTGATCTTGCCAGAGCCGGCCACAACCTTGCCAGTACCGGCCACGAAACCATAGGCCTCGGAGAAATCCGGGTAGAATTCCTCCGTGCTCATCTCGAAGGGGCAGTCGCCCGTCAGTGCGCCCAAGTTCGTCCCGTTGACCGTGCAGTACGCAGGGCCATAGACGATCCCGTCTTGGGTGGTCGCTGAAATTCCCGCCATTGTCCACCCCGCTTAGTTGCCATAGAGGTTCTTGTGAATGACGGCAGGCCAATCGTCCACCGCCTTGAAGTATGAACGCGTCATCAGGCCAGCGTACGGGTCCCAAATGCTCCCGAAGTCAATCAGCGTGATCCGCTGGTTGTAGCGCTGCCACAGATCATACATCGCAATGTTGGACAGCGCGCCCGCACTGAATCCAACCAATAACTTGTCATGAACCCCGTCGCCAATCGCGTCCGCAATACGGTCCGCGATGTCCGCGCAACGTTCGTGCGCGTCACACAGCGGAACCTCAATGAACTCTTCCAGCGTTACCACGCCGTCAAGCGCCGTCTGGACATGCGCAGGACCCACATAGATGATCGTGTAGTCCGCCATGGCCTCAATGAAATCATGTAGTTCGCCACGCGCGGACGCCCGCGCAATTATCTGCCCATCGCGCCACTGCACCCGCGGCGCGTACATCTCGATCGCCTTCTCGGCCGCCCCCTTCGCGCTCAGTCGAAACGCGGCAGGGCTGATGCCGTAAAGATACGGCTTACCCACCAGCGGCGGGAGCCATTCGTGCGGATGTCGCACGGTCTTGCGCAACGCTCGCACGAGCGCGGGCGTGTAGCGATAGCTGTCGATCAGACTCGCGCCGCTACCACCCGGCATACCGGCAATCGCCTGCATCTCCCCATCGCCGTAGTGCGAAAAGGCAAACGGCAAACCACGCTGCAACCAATACGCCAACGTCTCGATAGTGACTTCATCGTGAATGACGACGTTGCCCTGTTCGCCGTGAAATTCCTCTGTCCACAAATCCGTCACGCGTGCCCCCATTGTCGCATCAGCACCTTGGCGTCCTGCGTGTGCCATGGCTCCAGGAATGGCCGCACGGGATGCTTGACATAAACATGCTGCGCCCACATGGCCTTGTAGCCGAACTCTCGTGCTCGCCATTGATAATCAACGTCACTGCCATAGTGGATGTACCGTTCGTCGAGCAAACCCACTGCTTGACATAGTATAGCACGAATCAGCACACAAAAAAAGGCCAAATGATCTACTTGTGAAATGACAATGGCCTCATCGTTGCGTTTGCCGTAACATTGCGGATCCGTGCGACAACCACCGGAGGGTCCGACGAAGCCAATCGCATTATCTGACTCCATCACGGCAACCAGTTTTGCCAGCCAGTCGGTCGTGAGCGGTCTTGCGTCATCGTTCAGCAGGCACACGTAGGCCCCAGTCGCTTGACGCAGGCCAGAGTTGGCGGCCCGAGTAAAGCCAGAGTGGGCGGGATCTTCAGCGATGATCAGCCTTGCGTCCGGCACGCCACACATGGGATACGCCGTGGCCCATAGCACTTCAGCGCGTGCTGCGTTGGTGGTTGGAACGATGACGTCTACTGTCGCTGCGTTGTGTGTATCCTGTAGCACTTTTTGTCTTCCATGATCAATGTGTACATTACTAGTGTATATCGGAACGAGTATGGAAATAGTAGAAAAAGCGTACCATACTAGTTCCGCGATAATCTCATACTAGATCGTGTATTTCCCGTAGGGTGTCCGTCAAGCAAGCTATCCATAAGTATGCTATTGTCCTATCTGGACGGGAAGGTAAATCCTTGGCCGGGTGTCGTTGCATTCTTTTGCGCGGCGCGCCTTCCCGTTCCCTAATGCCTGTACCATGTGACTATCCTTCCCACGACAAAGGCCCAGATTGTCGGATACTGGGTATCACATAAGTTGTCACCCCGCTTCGCCCCCAGGCGGGTTACAGCCGAGGAAAACAAGGCCGACGATTCTGCTTGAGCGTATCGACTCCCCACAGGAGAATACGACTCTGCAAAATGTTGTTGTACGACAGCCAAGGGCGAAAACGTGAGCTATCTTCGCTACCCAGATTCATACCGATCGCAGTCGCCGCAAGGCGAGTAGGTGCGTGTGAAGTCCTCGCGAGAGGCACCCGGTAAAGCTGCATCCTGGGCGGGTTACCACACACGTTAGCGAAACAACCGACGCCGGCTCCATACGGTTGACTCGCGTGCCTATCCCCACGATAGGGGTAGGTGCGCTCACTGCCCTCAGCCTCACCACCGGTTGATTTTACGATGCGTTCCACTCTCCATAAACCACCCGATAGCGACACACGACGCGCGGCCAGGCCAACTCGGGCTCGGGCATGTTCGCGGGACCGCCGATCATCTCACCCCAGACGATAAGTTCCGTGTGTGATCCGACCGTCACTAGCTGGCGTTCCAAACGATGCAACGCGTCTGCCAGGTACGCGGACACGCCGCGCGCGCTGGTTTGCGTCGCGCCGTAACAATAGAAAACGAACACCTCATCGGCCATGGGAATGTCCCGGTTGCCCATGCCGCCGTCACCAGCAAAGCTGATGAAGTCTTTCGGCTCACTGATGCCAACCGGAATCCCCAATGGAGGTCCGTAGATCTTCTGCGTGGTCGCGTCGAGCGCTGCCATCAGTGCCGTGACCGATGTCAAGTAGGTGTATACAAGCTTGTCGCCGTCAATGCGTGTTGCGGTCATTTAGCCAAACTCCGGGAACAACGTAGCGGATGTGGGCACACTCAGGTTGACGCGCCCCTTGTACAAACTACCTGTTCCAGATAGGAACTTGCGGGCAGAACTACGCGCGATCGAATCTGTGTCAAAGCGTACTTCCTCGACAGCGGGCATGATCCATGGGTAGCGATAGTGCGTGCCCGACTTGGTTGTCCAGCCCATTTCCAAATATGCGCCGTATTCCATGTCAGTGAAGATAAGTGCCGTCTTGAGGAAGCCGCGCGGTTGCTGTTGCGTCTTGACGCTCTTAGCCAATTCGCCCGAATCAATATGCTTGGATTGTGGACGATGAGGATGGGGACCCGGACCAATACCGGGTGATACGGAATGCTTGGCAATGTCCGCCGCGGCCGCGGCCAGAACATCGGCAACATCCTGGGCAAAGCTATTGCCCATCCTGCGCACTTCGGCGGAGCGGTTATTCACCTCGACGCGGGCACTGACACGCATTGCCTTGCTTCCAGACACGTCTACCTCGCGCGTTCTAAGCAGTTCTGCGCAGCACTAGCTTGATATGCTGATGTTCGCCAGCCGCGTCAATGATCTGTGTGACGAAGAATGGACCGGCGTCAATTGAAACGCCGTCTTGATCAACCACGTTCGTGATGCGCACAATGTCCTCTGAGCTAAACGACTTCAGCACGGCTGGCGCATCGTCATACGGCATCCACAAGGCAAAATCACCCAACACCGCGCCAGTCTCTCGGATGGCAACCATGTTGCGCAGCATGTCCATGTGCTGCAAGCGACAAGGTACGCCAGTGGTTGTCGTGATGCCGGCGCCCGTCCACGTCTTGATTGTGTGCCCCATGTCTGTGGACGTGGATGCCTGCAACACGGTACATGTGTGGATCATCAGCGAGTCAAAGACGCCCATTTAGTCGCACCAGTAGACGATGCAGCCGCCCGCGTTGGTCGCGCCACCCTGAGCAACCACCAGGCGCAACGTGCCATCAATGACGGGCAGCGCTCGATCCCCGCCTGACGTGCCAGTAAGAGCTGTGCCCGCGGCGTCATGAACCAGGTCGCGCGGATAGTAAAATGCGTTGTCCGTGTTGGCGGCAGTCAGGGTCAGCAAGGTCTTGACGTTGCCAGGTGCTTGAGTTGACAAAACGGCGCCAACACCATCCGCAAGGTCATCCTTGAGCCACAACACAGCATAGAGAAAGCCGAACACCGCGCGGCTATCGTTGACGATAAGGTCTTGGCTGCTGTCGGTTATCCCGTAGAGCTTGGTACTGTGCAGCATTGTGCAACTCCTGATAAGGAGCGGGCAGACGGCGAGGAAGGAGAGAGGGAACTCTACCGTCTGCCCGGCATCCACTAGGTATTACGGCGTGCCATTCTAGTAGGCCGCCAGCACCGCGATATCGGCCGTTGATTGGTCAGTGATGTAGACAATGAAGTCAGAGCCGGTCTCGTAGTGCACAAGGTAGTCCGTCAGTTCAACCAGCGATGCGCCGGACTCAGTGTTGATGACTCCGAGCACGCCGTCCTGTTGAATCGCCACTCCCAGGGCCTCTTCATCGGCGCTGTCCCACACATAAGCAACGTCCAGATACATCGTGAACGCGCCCAGCGCGGTTTCACCCTGAGCCGACATGAGCACGGCCACGTCAGAGATTACGTCGCCAGTGCCAGCAGCGAGAGCCGAGATATCGACTTCCAGCCAGGTCCAGGCGTTGGTGGCTGTGAGCGCCGGGATGTCGAAGGTTTGCGCGCCGCCGTCATCCGTGAGGACCAGCGTAAGGTCACCGGCAGCCCAGGTCGCGGTCGAGTAGACCAGCAAGCCGACAGATTCCATATCCTCCCAGGATGCATTCGCGCCAAGGCCCGCGTCAATGAAGCCATCCGTGGCGGCTGCATCCACAGCAAACGCGGCCTCGTAAGATCCCGCGCCGTATTTGTAGATGGCCGTCTCAGCCGCTTCAGTTACGCTTGCGTCGACGGGGGCAAACTCGCCTTCCGGCGAATCGTCAAGCAAGGCAATCGTCTGCGAGCCGGGATTCGTACCCTGTCCGCCTCCGATCAACTTGATGCGCGGCAGGCCGATGAACTCTGTCTTCGCGCCTGCATTGCCGCCTGAACTATCCGCCGTTAGCGTCATGTCAACCGCTTGCGAGGTTAGCGCTACAGTGCCTGTCGCATCTTGCAAGGTGACAGTTCTATCTGCGGTAGGGTCAGTCGCGGCGATGGTCGTCTCGTAGTCATTCGCTGTCGCGCCTTCCCACACAAGGCCGTTGGATGCACCCGTGACAGCGTTTGCCGCGTCTACTCCATTCGTAGCTAGGCTTGACAACATAACTGTCCCGCTTGCATCAGGAATCGTAACCGTATTGTCTGCGGTTGGGTCAGTGACCGTCAATGTCGTCTCGAACGCGTCTGCTCCGCCCGTCGCACCTTCGAAGACCAGACCATTGGATGCGCCCCATACGCCGTTGGCCGCATCTGGACCATTGGTTGCCAGACTAGACAACATCACGGTTCCGCCTGCATCCGGTAGCACCACGGATCGGGCTGCAGTGGGATCGGTAGCAGTTACCGTCATTTCGTAGGCGTCCGCGGTGGCACCTTCCCAAATCAGCGAGTTTGTGCCGCCGGTAACGCTGTTTGTGATGGCCGTCCCGTTGGTCGCGAGGCTGGACATCATGATTGCGCCAGTCTCGTTCGGGATGGTGTACGTGCGATCCGCGGTCGGGTCTACCACTGCCAACGTGCCTTCATAGACGTCCGCGGTGTCGCCCTCGAATTCGATACTTGCTCCATACGGATTCAGTGCGATCGTGCCCGAGCTGTTGGGAACAGTGATGGTGCGATCCTCTGTTGGGTCAGTGATGGCGAACGTGGTTTCGTCGGCGTCTGCCGTGGCTCCCTCGAACGTCAGAGATCCCAGCGTCCAGGTATTGCCAGTCGCGCCGTCTACCGTAAAGCTCGGAGTGGACCCGTTGTCCGTGTAGATACTGACGTCCGATCCGTTCCACCCCGTGATGCCGTCCCCGTTGGTGTCAAGCACTCCCGCGCGCTCGATCGTGCCACGCGTGCCAACACTAGCCGCGCTGGCAGTGGACAGCGCACTGACCTCCGCCGACAGGGCCGCGATGGCAACGTTTTGCTGTTCAACGCGCGGTTGCACCACGCCAATGTCATACCCCAGCACAGCGCCGATGGCCAGCACCGCGATGAGGACGATGCGAAGAATGTCGATCAACTTCTCTTTGTCCATGTTGTACCTCTCTTAGAGTTTCGGTGAATGCCACTCAATGGTTTCGACAACCGTATCTGGGATTGGATAGCCATCCTGATACGTTACCGAGTAGTCACCGATCTTCTTGCTCTTCACCCCGCCGCTATCGCGCCAGCCGTGCCACATGCTGCCGAGAAGCGCAACTACCTCTTCGATGCCCAGCGCCGGGATGTAACGATAGATTGCGGCTGCATTGCTATGTGTTGCTGCGGTGGTACCGTTGTTGCCGCGCAGGACCGTTATCGTGTTGCCACTGATCCCGGAGATGAACATCTGCTCTGTGTCAACCAGCAAACTCCAGCCCACTTGTAGCAGCGCGCCAGAGCTTGCCGTGAATGTCGTCGCGGACGTGCTGGTGATGGCCGCGCCCAGCGTCGCGCCCGTGTCGTCGTAGTCCTCACTGTAACCCCAGCGCCCCAGAATCGAGATTGCCTTCTTGCGCGTGTCTGAGTAGTACCAGAAGCGCGACGTCTCGATCAACTCGATACGTTGCTTGGGGTAGCTGTTCAGCGGGTATAGCACGTAGTCGCTGGCGTCGATCACACCTTCATCATCGCTCATGGTCGTGATTGCCAGCAACCCGTTGCCGCCGCGCAGATACAACGCCTGTCGCGGCCACGTGGGCCAGTCGAAGTAGCGCGTTTCCGTGACCGGGATGAACGTCCATCCGGCCGTGGTGTCGACCCACGCGCTCGCGCGCTCGATGTAGCGGCTGAGCTTGGCATCATGTGTCGTTGTAGCAGCAGCGATGCCAAGCTCATTCTTGAGCGCGTCCAGGCTGATGTACCAACGCCGTGAGCGCGTCGCCATAGCTACTTGCTCCTAGCGCGCCGCTTGGGCTTTGCTTCAGCTTCGGACGCATCAACCTCCGCTTCGTCTGCGGGCGATGCGTCTTCAGTGACCGGTTCTACGACGAATTCCGCCACATGCCGCTGATTGACCAGGTAGTCCGCGATGTCCGCTTCCAGGTCGTATTCTACCCCGGCCTCAAGCGGATGTCGGCAAAACCACCCCTGGCGAAATTCAGTCATGACGATTCGTGTCATGGTCACTCCTTCCACTTGACTTTGCTATGTCGCCATGTTATACTTAGTGCAACACAAACTAGGGAGATGCCAACATGACGAAACAACTCAGTCACAAGAACAGGTACAGTCGCTCATCCTATCATCGCAGGAAGGAACAAGGTCTTTGCCCACGATGTGGGAGTGAACGTGAAGACACCAGTCTCAGTTATTGCCGATCTTGTCTTGATAAGCAGAATGCTGAGCGCGACAAGAATCGACAAAAACATCGTGAGTACATGCAACGCTGGTATTCTACCATCCAAGGACAGGAACTTCGCCTCAGTAAGCTCTCAAAACGTAGACTCGAACCTGTTGACGAAACCAGACCCGAGAGTTACGTTCAGTGTACTATCTGTGGTGAAAAGTTTCGCCAGATAACCAGCACTCACCTGAAACTCCACGGTCTCACGACTACTGAATACAAGGGCCACGGGCACCCCTTGATGTGCCAAGAGAAACTCGATCGCAACGCCGAAGTACTCAAGGCTCGCTCCGAACAACAGCAGGGAGAGAACCATCCAGCATGGAAGGGCGGACATAAGTCAAAGCTTTCAGGGTATCGCTATATTTATCGTAATGGGAAACCCATGTACGAACATCGAGCCATCATGGAAGACGTCCTACAGCGTCCACTGCAAAGCAATGAGCAGGTCCACCACATTGACGGCAACCGAGCCAACAACGATCCATCTAACCTGATGATTCTGAGCGCACCAGATCATACAAGGATCACCGCAAAACGCAGTTACGCGTCATGGCGGCGTCTAGGCGTGGTCGCCATTAGGTCCATGTTGTCACGTGGATGGTCTCTAGATGAAATCAGTAGTGAGTTCAACATCACCACAGAAACCATCCTGATACAGCTACGCAAGCATCCTGACACGCTGCAAGAACCACCGGTCAGCGCATCAGATAATGCTACACGGTAAGGTTGAATCCAAGACCTACGAAGCCAGCACCCCAGAAGCCAACGTCCAACCGGGCGCTCATCATGATGTACCAAGCGTCCGAGAACGGGACCTGGCCTACGAAGATGCGCGGTCGGCGTTTCCAGCCAACCTTGATGCCAGCGCGGTTCACAACCAGGAACTGGCCGTACACGTTGCTGCCAGCCGTGCCATTGACGTAGCCGCTGGAATCGGTGAGACCGTAGTCCTCGGACACGACGATCGGAATGCCCTTGATGCGCGCCAGTTCGCCCGTGAGGATCGTGGCCGCAGGCCCGTACTTGTCCACCGTCAAGACCTCGGACAGATCAGTGAACTTGTAGTAGCTCGCGGTATCGGTCAGCAGGAACAACTGGCTGGTGTTGAAGCCGTACTTCCCGGCAGTGCCCATCAGCTTGCGAACGCCGCTGATGTCGTCGACCGTCAGGCTGCCAACGTCAACCTTGTCCGTGGTCGTGGTGACCAGCGGTTCATGGCGTAGGCCGTCAATGACCAGGATGTCACGAGTCGTGCCGACGTTCTGGCCGTAGTAGCTGATGTTGGTCGTTTCGGACGCGCCAGCGGTTTCGTCGCCATGAATCAGGAGCTTGTCAATCAGGTGTGCGCCGTAGACGCCGAACTGATCGCGGTGTTGCTGGTTCGGGTCGACGATGCCGTCCTCAGCCTGCTCTTCGGACCAGTAGCTCATCATCCCGACCTTACCCGCGGTGAAGGTCACCTTGCCAGAACCGATCTTGCTGTCGGCGTAAGGTCCGGCGTCGATCACGAGCTGTGATTCGTCGGTTGCCTCAGCCACCTTGTAGCCGGTCGGGTCAGAACCTTCCTTGGGGTAGTCGTATGGTTGGCTCGGCATGTCGAATTGATCGAACAGCGGCAGTACATTGGTGTTGAGTCGGATTGTGCGCCAGAGGATGGCGTTCATCAGGGTTGGCACCCACTCATCACCATAGCTGGACTGCGTGGAGTACATCAGTTCGTCAGACTTCGCGCCGATTTCCAAAAGTTGCCGGATGCCCTCTTTCGAGACGTTGTCCGACATGGGCACTTCCAGAGACTTGCCGCCACTCTGGCGAATCTCTAGGACGTCCGACCGGTCATAGGTTGTCGGTGCGACGACGGTGGGATCGAACGCCGGAACTTCCATCATCTTCGGGCGTGCACCATCAGGCCACACGGCAACCGTGTCGGTAGAGCGCATGAACTTGGATCCACGCACCATCAGGGCGCGGTAGAACTGCTCGGAGGGTTTGGGTCCATGGCCGGCGCGGGCCTGCATGCTTTGCAGGTAGTAGCGCTGCGCCAGGTCGAGGTCACCCATGCGATCATACTTCGATCCCACGATGACCTGATGGATCTTCTTCATGTCGTCGGCGTAAGGGTTCTGATCCTTGTCGCTGAAGTCCACGAGCGGGAACGGGGCCTTCGGGGCCGCGTCCTTCGCTTTGGCCGCGTATTCCTTTTCCAGGTCCGCGCGTACTTGCTGCGCGATGGCATCGCGCTGGGCCTTCTCGGCCTCTGCTTTGCTGGCTGCTTCCTTGGCCTCAGCGTCCAGGCGCGTCTTGAACTGTGCATACAGTTCGTCAACGGTGGGTGCAGGAACGCTTTTCGGCTCTTCCTCCAGCACCTTTTCTTTGTCGCTCATTACTGTTCCTCCATCTGCTGTCGGCGTTTCCGCCGCGTCCACAATGTCCGTGCCGACGTCCAACGCTTTAGCAAGGGAGAACAAGGCCTGTTGGTGTGCTGGCACCGTCACGCCGCTAATCTCCCTGAGATCCCATCGTGTGATGTTGCGAACGCCGTTCGCATCCACAAATCCTTCTGCTAGGTCATCCACCGCCCGCACGCTGAAGGCGTTGAGGATGCCCTTCCTGATCATGTCGGCAGCCTTGCCGCCCCATTCCAGCGTTTTGTCCACCGCGACCCGCACGAACAAGCCCACTTCGTCAATCTTAGCCTCCAGGACCTTGCCGATGGGCTTGTGGATGTCGTGCATCAGTAGCACAATCGGGTTGCGCATGTAGGCGTCGAGACCCGCCTTGAACGCGGTCGGGAACATGCGATCCCCGGTGCGATCGGTCGCAACCGTTGATGCGTAACCCTCGATAATCAGCGTGTCCGGGTCATCTGGGTCACCGAACTGCTTTGCGATGCGAAGGTGGAATTCTTTGGGTTCCGCCGTGAGCATCTTCGGCATGTCCATGCCCTCGGACTCGTAGAGTTTCTTGAGTTTGGCGAGCGCATCGGCCTTGTCGGGTCCCTCGTAGACATTGCCTCGAAAACCAGAGTGAAGGGCGGCCCAGGCTGCACCAAGCAGCCGATGGTCTGGTTTGCCATCCGAGCCGCGCACGCGCAGATGCCAGGTTGACGGCTTCTCAGGATCTTCGACCACCAGGTAATGCGACGCTGGATGTTCGCCCGCGTCGCCTTCGCTCTTGGTGATAGCCTTTGGCTCGAACGATGCTGCAGGGTCCTCTAGGTGAATCGTCATATCCGCAGATGCAACATCCTCAACCGCGTCAGTAGACTCCGTGGTGTTCTGTGTCTTTTCGTCTTCGGGCATAGATCAGCTCCTCGCGAGGAAGGCACGCCGCGTATTTGCGTGCGTGTTTATGTAAACACAACAAGGCGCGTTCTGTCAAGTACTCCATTTCATAAACCTTAAATATCTGCGACTTTTCGAATTGGGTATTGACACGGAGTGCATTATATACTATAATGATGTTGTAGTTAGAGAACAAACGGACATCATGCAGGAGACCACAATGACAACCGCAACTAAGACGATCGAGCGAAAATCAGGATCAAAAATCGAACTCTCAATGACCCGAGAAGTCGTTGACGACATCGCTTACGCAGACGGATGGAACGTCAAGACTGGTCGCAGAATCGTAGAACTTACATCTATCACCCTTGTACTGCCGAATGGGCGCCGAGCATCGGGAAGCAGCATCAACAAAGTCAGTGATGCAAAACTAATCGCCAAGGGCGGATACGCCAGGGTGGGAGATGCATACGTGAGCCAGGATGCCTACGAAGTGATCGTTGCTGGGTTAGCGGAACTTGACGCAGAGTTGGGTAAGTCAAAAGAATACATTGCACTCAAAACGGCGGAGGCTAACCGGAAGACCCGTGCACTGGAAAACGAGCGGCGAATGGACGAGGAAAGAGCGGCACGTCGAAAGCATGTTGGCTGGTGTGATCGCTGCCAAGACTACACCTACGGCGATTGTGGTCACTAGCACCTATGCCACGCCGACGATTGGCTCCGGATCGAGCCGAAACTCCACAGGCGGTTCCCAATGTTCCAGGTCAATGACTACGCCATCGCTACCGGTCTTCGTGGCTTCACTTCTCCGAATCTCCGAGTGCGCATCACTAGGTTGCAGTATGACTATGCCTGGGTAGTCACCGCAGACATCCAGGACGCTGGAACGCCGTTGACGTTGGATCTTTCCCAACTTCAACCGTTCAAGGTTCAATTCGTTACCAGCCACAAGAGTGGCCTGGTGGCATATGCTCACTCG